CAAAGAGTAAATTATAATACTGGTTCAACTATAAGATTAAACAATCAACAGGGTGCTCCAGAGGTTGGTATAGGTAACACTTTTGTTGTAAGTTTACGTGATAGTAGAGTAAATACATTAGCCACAGCAGATTCATCTATTGAAGGAAATGAGATTGGTGTTGCAAGAGTGTATGATTTTGCACTTGAGTCTGGATCATATAATACATCAAATTCAAAAATTAACGAATATGATATATCACTTTTTGATATTCAAACATTTACAACAGTAACTTTAAATCAAGCAATTAGTTTATCTACTCCTGCATTTATAGAAGGAAAATATAGTGGTGCAACAGGATTTTTAAGATCTTCAACATCAACTGATGCGTTAACAATATATGACAAATCTGGCGAATTAGTTGTAAATGAACCACTAATTATAAATGGTATTGAGAATTCAAGAATTGCAGTTGCTTTAACATCATTTGGAATGTCAGATGTTAAATCATTATACGCTGGGCCAAAGTTAGGTAATGTTGGAGCAGGAAGAAGTTTTGTAGGAGATGTAATACAAAAAGATGAGTTTATTTTTGGCAATGCATTAATAAAAAGATCAGACCTTACTACTGGTTTAAGCACAATAACATCTTCAAATCCAGAGTTTCCGGGTAAACTGAAAAAAGGTAATTTATTGAAATTTGGACTAGGTAATAATGATCCAAATTTTGCAAAAGTAACTGTTGTTGGAACAAATGATATTACAGTATCTGGTGTTACTACTGTAACAGGTATTTGTGATGGTGGTTTGCCTGAAGGTTCAGATTCTCTTGATACCACACTTACAGATTTAACTTTAATAACATCACCTTTTGCCAAATCAAGTGATGATAATTTATTTACAGAGATGCCTAAAAAGAACATCTCAAATGTTGATTTGACCAGAGCATCGTTAACTATAAGAAAAACTTTTAATGTAACAATTAACAAAACAACAGATTCACTTGCCACAGCAGTTGATGCAGATACAAATGAAACCTTTTTACCATTTGATGAAGAGAGATATTGTTTAATAAGAAGAGTTGATGGAGTTACTGAAGTTCTAACATCTGATAAATTTACATTTACAAATGGTGGTGGAACTCTGCAGATAAACAACATTGGATCTGATCTTTCAGCAAACCAAGCTGCAACCTTAATTGCAACACTTGTTAAAACAAATCCCAAATCAAAAGTAAAAAGAAAAGAAAGAATCAATACTTTAATAGTCGATAAATCTAGAGTTGCTGGTGCTGGTATAGGTGGCACTACTCTTAATGATGGTTTAACACACGGAAGTTTCCCATTTGGAACTCGTGTTCAAGATAAAAAAATATCATTAAACACACCTGATGTAATTGAGGTATTAGGAATTTATGAATCAACAGATACATCTAATCCATCAAGTCCAAAAGTAATATTATCAGCGATTGATGGACAAACTGGTAGAACAGAAGATCTAATAGTTGGTGAAAAAATGAAAGGCACTCAATCAGGTGCTGTAGCGATATATGCTGAGAAATTATCTGACGCTCAAATATCATTCGTTTACTTAAATGATAATAGATTCAAAACTGGTGAAACAATCAACTTCCAAGAGTCCAATGTAGGTGCGATTGCAAACACAATTGATGAACCTAGTAAAAATATATCTGCTAACTTTAGTTTCAATACTGGGCAGAAGAATACAATTTATGATCATGGATTTATTACCAGAAAAGAGGATGCTAACCAACCAAGTAAAAAAATAAAAATATATTTTGAAAATGCATATTTTGAAGCAGCAGATGAGGGAGATATAACCACTGCAAATTCTTATAATGGATTAGACTATGGTAAAGATGTTCAATCTTTCAACGGTGTTCGTAATACAGATTTAATTGATATTAGACCTAGAGTTTCAAATTACTCAGTTTCTGAGAGTAGTCGTTCTCCATTAGAATTTTTTGGAAGAACATTTAATACTTCAGGAAACTCTGCTGCTAATGTATTGGCATCAGATGAATCCATCTTAACTGATTTTTCTTTCTATCTTGGTAGAATTGATAGAATATTTTTAACAAAATATGGTAAGTTAACTGTTCAAACTGGAACACCTGCTGAAAATCCAGATCAACCTGTTCCATTAGATGATTCTCTTGAAATAGCATCGGTTACACTACCACCATATCTTTATGATGTATCTCAAGCATCTCTATCTTTCTTAAAACATAAGAGATATAGAATGCAAGATATTAGAAAACTTGAGACAAGGATAAGAAACTTAGAATACTATACTTCATTATCATTATTAGAAACAGCAACTTCTAATCTATTTGTTTCTGATGCAGATGGTTTAAATAAATTTAAATCAGGATTTTTTGTAGATAATTTTACAACTTTCTTAACTCAAGAAAGTAATATAAAAATAAAAAATAGTATTGATACTTACAATAAAGAAGCAAGACCATCTCATTATACTAACTCAATTGATTTAGTAGTTGGCCCAGTAGAAGGTGAAAATACAGTATCAAATGGTGCAGACCCAGAAGGAACAAATATTAAATTAACAGGAACTGCATTAACTCTCGATTACTCTGAAGTTGAATTTATCAATCAACCATTTGGAACAAGAACTGAAAGTGTTACTCCGTTTTTACTTAATTTTTGGAAGGGTGCGATAGATCTTACTCCAGCATCTGATACTTGGGTTGACACAGTAAGACTTGAAGCAAAAGTCATAGAGGTTGAAGGAAACTTTGCTAAAACAATAAAAGAGGCAGAGAAAACTCAGGGTCTCGATCCTCAAACAGGATTGACTGAGATGATATGGCAAGGTTGGCAAACTGTTTGGACAGGAACTGAAAGAAATATAAGAACAAATACCCGAACAGAAGAAGTAGACAGAAATGTTGATGTGAATTCTCAACGTAGAATTGAAACTTCTACCCTTAATACAATTCAAGATACCTTTACTGATAACTTCAGAGTTGGAACATCTACAAGACAAGGTTCACGAGAGTTAATTACTGAAACATATGATCAAGAATCTCTTGGTGATAGAACAATCAGTAAGGAAGTTATACCTATAATGAGATCAAGAAATATCGCATTTGAGGGTAAAGGATTTAAACCACAAACAAGAGTTTACGGATTCTTTGATGGAGTCAATGTGACTAAACATTGTGTTCCAAAACTTCTTGAAATAAACATGAAGTCTGGTGTATTCCAAGTAGGTGAAACAGTAACAGGAACTGTAACTGATGGTGGAATTAATTCAGCTAAAATAACATTTAGAGTTGCAGTATCAAACCATAAAGAAGGCCCTTATAATTCTCCAACAAGAGTATATGCAACAAGTCCATATACATCTACCACTGGAGCAACACAGTTAGAGACATACTCAGGTGCTGCTGGTTCAGTTCAATTATCAGGATCTGGAAGTGTAGCGATTATTCCATCTACTTATTCCTCAACATCAACGATATTAAATATTGATATAATTTCCCTCTCAGAGCAAGCACAAGGTGCTTATTTTGGACAAGTTACCACTGACATGGTATTGAAAGGTAATACTTCAGGAGCTGAAGCGGTTATTACTGATGTAAGATTAATCTCTGATTTCTCTGCTTCCGTCTTTGGTAGTTTCTTTATACCAGATCCAAATATACCAGTAAATAGTAGATTTGAAACAGGAAAGAGAGAATTTAGATTAACTGATAGTCAGACAAATGACATTGATTCTTCAACAACAGTTGGTAGTGATGTATTTGAAGCGACAGGAACTCTTGAAACTGTTCAGGAAAATATCCTTTCTGTTAGAAATGCAAAACGTGAAACACTTACTTCCACTCAGGATAGACCAGCAAGACAATTTATTGGAACTGATGTCAACACTGAAATTATTGGAACTCAACCATTAAGAAGAGTAGAAGAATTTGATCAAGACGATCCATTAGCACAATCATTCTTTGTAAGTGAAAATAGTGGTGTTTATATTACAAGTTGTGAGGTTTACTTCTCGGCAGTTGATGATAATAACGTTCCTGTTCAATTAGATATAAGAACTTTAAAATTAGGAGTTCCATCTCAAGAAGTTCTTCCATATTCACAAATATTACTTGATCCAGATCAAATTACAACATCATCAAACGGATCAGTTGCAACTAAATTTACATTTAAATCACCAGTTTATTTGTCACCTGCAACTGAATATGCAATTTGCATGTTATCTGCATCAGCTAAATACAGAGTTTTCATATCAAGGATTGGTGAAAATGATTTAATTACAGATGAATTTGTATCAAATCAACCTACATTAGGATCATTATTTAAATCTCAAAATGCATCAACATGGGAACCAAGTCAATGGGAAGATTTAAAGTTTAAATTAAATAGAGCACAATTTGTTACATCAGGATCTGCTGAAATCTATAGTCCAATACTTGGTGAAGGTAATGCTCAAATTCCTAAATTATTACCAGATTCTCTTAGAATGAACTCTAAGAAAATAAGAGTTGGTATATCTTCAGCTTTTGCTGCTGGTATACATCCTACATTAGGAAATACAATTTACCAAACTGTATCTAATGCAACTGGTGATTTTGTAGGAAGTGCTGGTATTGCAACAGGTAATTTGGGAGTAATAAGAGCAGGATTGGGATACACTCCAGCTTCTGGAAATCGTGGTTTAATAGGTATTGCTTTAACCACTATCACAGGTAGTGGTAGAAACGCAACTGCAAATGTTCACTTTGATGGTGGAGTTGCTGTTGCGGCGACAATTTCAAATGGTGGAATTGGATATCAAGTCGGTGATATTGTAGGTATCTCTACCAATCTTGGTATTAATGCAAGATTATCAGTGGCATCTATCGGAAATACAAGTGAACTTATACTTGAAAATATTCAAGGTGAATTTGCAACTGGAGCTGGATCAACATTAATGTATGGAAATACACTTGGTAATGCAGGATTTGGTAGTGCAATCACAGGTAATGGTGGAGAGATTGGTGCATTTATTCCTGCGGGAACAATATCAACTATAACTGATGGTTTACACATTATAGTTAATCACAAAAACCATGGAATGTATCACGAACAGAATAGAGTGATTATATCTGGAGTTGAAAGTGATATATTACCATCTAAATTATCTGTTGATTACGCAATAGATTCTACAGATGATATTACTGTTGACAGTTCAACTGTGTATAGTAATTTTGAAAATGTTGGTGTTGCATCTACTAATCCCGGATATGTTAAGATTGGAAATGAAATTATTAGATATGAAGGTGTATCTGGTAATACACTAACTGGTATTACAAGGCAACAAGATTCAACTCTTGCTGCAAATTACACATCAGGATTATTAGTTGAAAAATATGAATTGAATGGCGTATCTTTACGTAGAATAAATCAAACTCATAATCTAGCAGATGTCACTGATTCAAATCCAATAACATTTGACTCGTATAAAATTAAATTAGATATGGGTTCAAATGGAATTGGTAGAACAAGCGTTACAACTTCAGATTTCCCACCAAGATTATTCTTAAATGGAACAAAATCATCCGGTGGTTCAAATATACGTGCAACACAAAACATGCCATTTGAAGTTATCACACCTATGGTTCAGAATGTCACTGTTCCCGGAACTTCTCTCAGTGCTAACTTGAGAACTGTAAGTGGAACAAGTGTGAATACAGGATCTGGTCAAGGATCAGATACACCATTTATTGTTCAACCAACAGAAAGTATCGCTTTAAATCAAATCAATTATTTGAATTCACCTAGAATAATTGCATCAAGAGTAAATGAAATTAACAATGCAACTATAACAGTATTACCGGGAGATCGGTCATTAAATATGACACTTGATCTATCAACTACTGATAGTCGTATATCTCCTTTTGTTGATACTGAAAGAATGAATACAATTCTTACCTCAAATAGAGTTGATAAATTAATTACTAACTTTACTGAAGATAGTCGAGTCGATACTCTTACTGAAGATCCATCATCATTCTTGTATATTTCAAAAGAAAATACATTAGAAACATCTGCTACATCAATCAAGATTATACTTGATGCACATATTAATGAATATAATGATATAAGAGCGTTCTTCTCAATTAGCGAGAATCAGGGGTCAGAACCGATATTCATACCGTTCCCCGGTTTTGATAATTTAAATGAAAGAGGACAGGTGGTTGCACTTGATAAGAGTGATGGAAGACCAGATTCAAAAGTATCATTATCAGATGCTAGTGGATTTGCATCTGAAGAATTACAATATAAAGAGTATACATTCAGTATTACAGATCTACCCTCATTTAAATCATTTAGAATAAAATTATTAGGATCATCAACCAATCAAGCTTATGTTCCTAGATTCAGAAGTTTGAAGGTGATCGCTTTAGCATAATGAGTTTTATTAAAGTAAAAGATAATGAGCATTTAGTTAGAGATACTAATTCAAATTGCATCATTAATACAAACAAGTCTGAGTATGAGGAGTATCTATCTCGTCGTAAACTCAAACAGTCTGAAAAAAATAAAATTGAAAATCTTGAAAAAGATGTATCTACTTTAAAAAATGATATTGGTGAAATAAAAGATCTCTTAAGGAGTTTAGTAAATGGCAACTAAAAAGATAACATTTGATCCAGAGGCAGGAGTTGCATATCCATGCGATTTGATATTAAATGTTGGTGCAGATTTTAGTGCATCATTTCAAGTTGTTGATACTTCAAACACTGGTTTTAATTTTTCCACCACCAATTCAGTTGGTCTTGGGACAACGACTGGATGGACAGGATCATCTCAAATGACAAAGAGTGTTGCAGTTGGATCAACTGCTTTTCCTGATGCGACATTTAGTGTTGGAATTGATACTACTGCATCAGTTGGTTATGGATTTACAATATCATTAGGTTCAACTGCGACAAGAAGTATAAAGGCTGGGAGATATGTATATGATGTTTTAGTCGGTTCAGGATCGACTGTGTATAGAATTGTAGACGGTAACATCATCGTAAGAGGTGGTGTATCTTCCGCACCATAAATATTGATAGAGGTATTGTGTAATGGCTCAACCAACGAGTAGATCAACATTAATCGATTATTGCAAAAGGCAACTGGGTGCCCCAGTGCTTGAAATTAATGTTGCGGACGAACAAGTTGAAGACTTGTTAGATGATGCTCTTCAATTTTATCAGGAGAGACATTATGATGGTGTCATACAGACATACTTAAAGTATCAAATAAGACAAGTAGATGTAGATAGAGCAAGAGGTAGAAATGGAAATAACCCAGTAGGAATAGTTACAACATCAACGTCTACATCGATCGTTGGTGTAACAACTACTTTTACCTTTGAAGAGGATAGTAATTATCTTGAGATGCCATCTTCAGTTATTGGAGTAAATAAACTTTTTCACTTTGATGGATCTAACACAGTTACTAATAATATGTTCAGTGTTAAGTATCAATTGTTTTTAAATGATGTTGCATTTAATTTAGGATATGCTGGCATATTGAACTATGCAATGACAAAAAGGTATCTTGAAGATATTAATTTTGCCCTTACAACAGAAAAACAAATAAGATTTAATCAAAGACAAGATCGTTTATACATGGATATAGATTTTGCAAGTGTTGATGTTGGTGATTTTATTATCATTGATTGTTTTAGAATAATTGATCCAGATGATTTTACTGGTGTTTACAATGATTACTTTTTAAAAAGATATTTGACAGCGTTAATGAAAAGGCAGTGGGGTCAAAACCTTATTAAGTTTCAAGGTGTTAAATTACCCGGTGGTATAGAATTGAATGGAAGACAAATATATGATGATGGTCAAAGAGAACTTGATGTCATAAGAGAGCAAATGTCAAATACTTACGAACTTCCTCCATTAGATTTTATAGGTTAATGATATGGTGCTCAATCCGTTTTTTCAACAAGGATCTAAAGGCGAACAAAATTTAGTTCAATCATTAATTAATGAGCAACTACAAATGTATGGAGTGAATGTTCACTACATGCCACGAAAGTATGCGAAAACAAATACAATCATTAAAGAAGTAATAGAATCAAAGTTTGATGATGCGTATCCTATTGAGGCTTACGTTGAGTCTTTTGACGGTTATGGTGACAATCCCACCTTGCTTTCTAAATTTGGAATACAGCAAACTAATGAATTAACATTAACTATTTCAAGAGAGAGATTTGAAACGTATATATCTCCTTTAATAAAAAATGAAGAAAATATCAAACTATCAACAAGACCAAAAGAGGGTGATTTAATTTATTTTCCTCTAGGTGATCGTTTATTTGAGATTAAATATGTAGAACATGAGCAACCTTTTTATCAATTACGTGATACTTATGTTTATACTCTTCGTTGCGAACTCTTCCGTTATGAGGATGAAGTCATCGATACTGGAGTTGGTGAGATAGATGATACACTTGCTGCAACAGAAGGTGTTGATGGTGAAGATTTTATCATAGGTGGAACACAAGTTTTAACATTAGTCGGAACAGCATCAAGTGCATCTGCGGTAACTACTGTAGTAAATGGTGGTATTCAATTTATTGATATAACAAATCGTGGTAGAAATTATTTGTTTGCACCTAGAGTTGCTATTTCTTCAGCACCTACTGGTGGTGTGACAGGTATTGCGACTGCTAATTTAAGAAGTGGTATTGTTGTTTGCACGGGTGCAGCAGAGGCATCAAATTTAAAAGCATCAGTCGTTCAAACAATAAATCTAGTAAATCCCGGATCAGGATATACAACTGGGCCTGATATACAAATATTTGGTGGTGATGGTGTAGGTGCTGCTGCAACTGCTGGAATGGCAAATGGAACTATTGGTATTGTAACCATAACAGGTGGTGGTTCCGGATATACAACAACACCAACAATTACTTTCACAGGACTATCAACAGTATCTGCTGCTGCAACTGCGATCGTATCAACTGCAGGAACCATAAGTGCAATTCATATAACAAATGCTGGTGCTGGATACTCAACACCTCCAACAATTGCAATCGATCCTCCTGCTGCAAGTGATGCATCTGGTAATTTCCAGTTTAATGAGATAATCACAGGTGGAACAAGTGGAGCAACCGCAAGAGTAAGAAAATGGAATTCTGTGACAAGTGAATTAGATATATCAAATGTAGAAGGGACGTTCCTAAGAAAAGAAACAGTTACTGGTGGAACTTCAGGTGCAGTTCATACAATTCGACTTATAGATCTTACAAACTTTGATGATGGGTTTGGTGATAATGATGACTTTGAAACTGAAGCAGATGCGATCATCGACTTCTCTGAGGGCAATCCTTTTGGGCAACCATAAATAATATCGTATAGGTGCAAAAATGTTTGAGTATTTTTACAACGAAATATTAAGAAAAACAATTATTTCATTTGGAACGTTGTTTAATGATCTCTCCATTAAACATACAGATTCTGATGGAAATAAATCAGTAACAAAAGTTCCATTGGCATACGGGCCAATTCAAAAATTTCTAGCGAGATTGGAACAAGCACCAGATTTAAATAAGTCAACAGCAATGACATTACCAAGAATGTCATTTGAATTTAATGGACTTACTTATGATTCAAGTAGAAAAGTTACAACAACACAACAACTTACTGTTAAAGATCCAAATACTGATACAGTAACTAAAAAAGTTTTCATGCCTGTCCCCTACAATATGGCATTTGAACTTAACATAATGACAAAATTAAATGATGATGCACTTCAGATTGTTGAGCAAATACTTCCATTCTTTCAACCATCATATAACGTCACAGTCAATCTTCTTTCTGAAATAAATGAAAAAAGAGATATACCTGTTGTTTTAGAGAGTGTTACATTTCAAGATGAATATGAAGGAGATTATACTTCAAGAAGAGTTTTATATTACACACTAAGATTCACAGCAAAAACTTACTTGTTTGGCCCTGTTACAACAGCGACTGCAGATATCATTAAATCTACATCCATCCGTTATCTTGCTGGTGGAGCACGAAGTCTTGAGAGAGATATTACTTACTCAGTTACACCGAGAGCAATTAAAGATTATACTGGCGATGTAATAACAAATCTTGCAGAAGATATAGACGGAGTTCAAACAACATTTAAGGTTGATAATACCACCAATCTAAAGACAGACTTTTATGTTGTTATAGATAATGAAGAGATGTTTGTAAAATCTATCTCCACCTCATCAAGCAAAATCACTGTTAGAAGAGGTCAAGATAAAACTTTACCCACATCACATGTTAGAGGTAGTGACATTTTAGGCATTGATTATACTCAAAATGCAGAAGGTGTTGGTGTCGATAGCGCAATTATCCCGATGGGAGATGACTTTGGATTTACTGGAATCAGCACATGAAAACCTCGAAATTTGACAACTTAAATGATGCATTTAACGTAGAGTCAATATCTCCAGACAAGATAATTCAATCGACAGAAGATACGCAGATAATTAAAAAAGATGTATTAGATAGTGTTAACGAAGATATAAAAAAAGATTACAAATATACAAGAGGTCAATTATATTCTATAATCGAAAAGGGACAGGAGGCTATTAATGGAATACTTGAGTTAGCACAAGAAAGTGAGATGCCAAGAGCGTATGAAGTTGCAGGACAATTAATCAAAAACGTATCTGATGCAACAGATAAATTAATGGATCTCCAGAAAAAACTCAAGGATGTGAATAAAGAAGAGGAACAGAAGGGGCCATCGACAGTCAATAACGCTTTGTTTGTTGGATCAACATCAGAGTTATCTAAACTATTAAAGTCTGAAATCGATAAGGGTAATAAATAAATCAGGGAGAGGAATCCCGAAGTAATATTTACTCATACAATGTCGGATAAACTACCGTCAATAGAAGATTTCACCATTGTTGGTGATCTTCCATCAGTTGACGACTTAATAACTGAAGAAAAATTACCCTCATTGGACGAGTTCATTGAGAAAGAGGACGAAGATGAAGTAGAAGATACTGCACCTTGTTCTATAGAAGAGAATATAACAGAGAAAGAAAAACAAGATTTAACAGAGATTTTACGTCTTATAAATGACGTAAGAAAAGATATTCCTGAGATTCCAGAGATAAAATCTTATGATGAAGAATTACAAAAAATATCAGAAAATATAGAAGAAGTCAGATCAGAGATTCCTGAAATTCCTGAAGTTAAATATTATGACAATGAGATAGAAACTGTTCACAAATTACTTGATGATTTAAAAGAAGAGATAAATCGAAACGCTGCCGATATACCTGAAATTAAATATTATGATGAGCAGATTAATGAATTAGATGAAAAAATAAAAAATCTGCCAGAGATAAAACATTATGACAGTGATTTAACTTCTTTAAAAGAAGATATCATTGCAGTTAAAGAATCTATACCAGTATTTCCTAAATGGGTAAATGAAGTTAATGAAGTCCCTGATTTTTCATGGATTGGAAAAACATTTAGTGTCATTGATGATGATTTTGTAAAAGTAAATGATGGAATGGATTCGATAAAAAATCGAATCAATAGAGAAGTTCAAGAAATTGCGGAAACATTTGAAGTTAAGGAATTTGAAAATAAAATAGAAGTAGAAAAAATTACAAAAAATTTAAAAGAGACTAAAGATAAAATTTTCAAAGAACTAAGAGAAGCGGCTTTAAAAATATGGGATCACCATCACGAATTTAAAGATGATGATCGTAAATTAAAAAAACAAATACTTAGTCATTATAATGCTTTAAAACAGAAAGTAGATAGTGAAGTTAAAGAATTTAATCGTAAAAATTTAGAAACAAAAGATTTATCAAAAGGATACTT